CTTAGAATCCTCGGTTGCCGTACTGTGGGCGCAGGTGCGGCAGTTGACTTCTTTGGTCAGGCGGTTGCCGTGACAGAACTCATGCGCTGGACACCACTTGCATTGATACCAACTAGGGTCTGCGCTCAGAGGCTCTGGCATCCGGTCTGATAACGCGATGCGTTTACCACGGGCTATTGCGTTTTCGGCGACGCCTTTGTCGTATTCCACCCGCTCGGTGTAGAGTCTGTCGTCATCTTTGCAGACAGCCACATACAACGCGCGGTCAATATTAGTGCCATGCATATACAACTGCATTTGCACAAAGTGATCAAATTTTGCGCGCTCCACGCCCTTGTCTTCGACTTGTTCAAACGATTTCTTATTGTGGGTTTTGTACTCACAAACGTGTTTCTTCTGTGGCGCTCCCGGCACTCCAGATATTGCGATGTCATCTATGCTCCCGCTGATGTGGCAACCAAAGTCCACGCGCTCCTGCGCGCGCCCTGGCTTAAACTGAATGCCAATAGCCTGTAAATCATCCTTGATCGTGGCCTCTTCGTTCTGGCCGCGTCGGAACATACGCAACACGCGGCCTTCAAACTTATTTGCCACGGCCCAACGGAACGACAACCACAACCAACGGTCGCAAGCGTGACCAAGCTGGCTTGCGCCAAGGTGCGCCCTTGGCCTTTCTGGTTTGCTGGCGTGGTGCTGGTCAATTAGTTCTGGGATGCTATACTGAGCGTCAGGTATTTTCATCTCGTGTGCTCTCCTTGGTATCGATTTGCCCCGGCACTCCACCGGGGCATTTTTTTGCCTGTTACTTCTTAGCCCACGGTGGCGCGGCCTTCACGCCCGCAGCCGGAGCCGCTGGCGTAGCCTTCGGTGCAGGTGCAGCACCGCCTGACAGCGACTTAAACCCCTTTACCTCGTTGCTGTTGCCGTACTGCTCAGAAATCCGGATATCGAGCTTGATCGACAGATTGCCGCCAATCATTTGATCGGTATCTTTCAAGCTGGTCAAACCAATCGCCCGCATGATCTCGCCCAACTGCTGGCGTCCGATCTCCTCGGCCTTTGGGTTGGCGTTGCGTACATTCAGGTTGCCAAACACCACGCGGCCCTGATGAGTTGGTCCTTGGATGTCGTAGCGGATCTTGATGTACTTGCCATTACCCATCTTCGTAGGCATCACTTCTGCGTTAGAGATTGTTGCGGTATACCAGCCAGCAGGCAGGGGTTCAAAGTTGCGCTCCGACTGGGGCAGCGAGGCAACGTCATAAGTTTCGTCTAAAAGCATTTCTTACTTCCTTGTGATTGTGAAAGAGGGGCGACCAGGCTTGGCAGTAATCGCTGCCGCAAACGGTTTGGTGATCGACTCGTCTGTTGCTTTCCAGACGGTCATGTTTATTTCCGGCTTCCACCGGAACACGGTTGAAAGGTGTTCGTCTAAACCTTCTTCCGCAGCGATCAATAATAATTTGTCAGCGTTGACTGTCCGATTGACACGACCTTCAATCTTAATTGCGAACGGACTGCCTACTTGCACCACATTCTCAGTCCCCTCAAAGGTCTCTGGGAACTGAACTTGTTTTGCGATCTGGTCTTCAATCTCGCGCCGTTTCTCAACGGCAACTTTCTCTGCTTCCTTGTAGCCGATCCAACGCTCGGCCAATTCGTCCAAGGTGATGTCGTCAAACACTCTCATGATCCGATTTTCCTTATGATGTCGCCGAGATCGGCGTCTTCCCAAACATCCAGCTTGCCGCTGCGGTCCTTGGCAAGCCACAACCCATCGCCATCAGTCATCAAAGCGCGGCGGGTCATCCCTTCGGCATCCTTCTCCACCCGCAAAGCCAGCACCTCGTCAAAGAAGTAGGGCAGCGACTGGCCGGTTTTGTTACCAGGCATTGAGGGCGCATACAACACGCGGCCCATCTCGTCCTGAGTCTTTTCCAATTTTGCCGACATGTAGACGTGCTTGCCAGGCAGGTCGCGGAAGCCTCTAATAATGTCGGCCATCTGCTCCTGCATCGCACCGTAAGCAGCGCGTGGATCTTTGTTGATCTTCTTCTCCGCGTTCAGCACCACCTCGGCGATCTCGCTGATACTGTCCAGCGCCACCGACTCAAACTCTGCCGCTTCGGTGCTGCTAGTCAGCCACTTGTAAGCCTCCCTAAGATCATCCATGCTCGTGATCTCAATGAACGGCAAATTAGTATCTGCAATCGATAGCAAACCGCCTTCGGCACTCAAAATTACCGGCGTTGGTAAGGTTGGGATAAGACTGGTCTTACCAGCACCGGCTTGACCGTAAACTAGAAGCTTGACCGCTTGCGCGGTGGCTTCCTTCGTCCGCTTTAACTGAATTGCCATCAGATGCCTCCACTTAACGCAAGAAACAAACAGATGGCAGCAGATGCGCCAACTGCTATTGACGCCAGCACAATGACCCAAGGTGGGTCTTCTTTAGGTTCAATCATGGTTACTCCTTGGTTGGAACCGCACATTCGGGCCATCCGGTTGTGCAGTTGTTGCTAGATTAACGGTTTCCACGTAGAGTGTCAACACAAAGTTTCAACCGAGGTGGAAAAAAAGTGACAACGAACGAGGCGATACAATTTTTTGGGAGCTTGAAGAAGCTTGCCGATGCGCTTGGGGTCTGGCCCCAGGTGATCTATCGGTGGGGTGATCGGCCCCCGATGGCGCGTCAATACGAGATCGAAGTTAAGACCGAGGGCAAGTTACGTGCAGACCATGAACAAGATTGACGCGGCGCTTTTGTATGCAAGCTGGGGCTGGCGAGTGTTACCAGTAGTACCCAACGGCAAAGTTCCAGCTACCGCTCACGGGGTCAACGATGCGACGACAGACCCGGCCCAGATTCAGCGTTGGTGGGGGCAGAACCCTAACTTGAACGTCGGCATTGCTTGCGGCAGCGCGAGCGGGATCGTGGTGTTTGATATTGACCCGCGCAACGGCGGTGACGCCAGTTGGGCTGAGTGGTTAGGCCAGCACGGCCAGATCCCTGATGGCGTGATGGCGATGACAGCAGGTGGCGGGCAGCACTACATTGCCAAGCACGTTGACGGCATCCGCTCCTGCAAGCTGGCCGATGGGATAGATTTGCTGGCCGATGGCAGGTATTTCATCGTCTACCCGTCCACAATCGAAAACCGCGCCTACGAATGGGAGGCGTCTAGCGATCCGTTAGACGGTGTAGCACCAACCGAAATACCAGCTCATTGGTTGCCGCTTCTTGGGCAGCGCAAGGTAGCCCCCACAACCAACGGCGATCTGATCCAAGGTAACCGTAACGATGGCCTGACAAGTCTCGCCGGGGCAATGCGGTCGTTTGGCATGACCGAAGCCGAGATCCTGGCCGCGATTAGTGTCGCAAATGAGACACGCTGCGAGATCCCATTACCATCGAGCGAGATTAAGCAGATCGCCCGCTCAGTCTCACGGTACGAACCAGACGCAGATGTTGCCGCTAGTAACGCGCTCGGTTCTGCGGCCCTAGATACGCTTTTTACTCAAGAGGAGACACGAGACTACTTCCTGACCCGCGCAACGAGCTTCTTGGGCCAACCAAGCCCCGTGCCGTGGATTGTGAAGGGTTGGTTGCCCGCATACGCAACAACCATGATGTATGGCGAGTCTGGAGTGGGTAAGACGTTCGTTGCGTTGGACATGGCTTGTTGCATAGCCAGCGGTATTGACTGGCACGGCATTCGCACCAAGCCTGGCATCGTAGTGTATCTAGCCGGTGAGGGTAACTACGGTATGCGCCAGCGTATTGCAAGCTGGTGCAAGCGTAACAACGTGACCAGTTTGGACAACCTGCTAATCAGCAACAAAGCAATCGACATGGATGGCCCCGGCGCTGCTACCCAAGTGATCGCGGCAGTCCGGGCGTTGACCTCAGAGCCAGTGGCGTTAGTCAACATTGATACGTTAAACAATCACATGAGCGGCGATGAGAACTCAGCCAAAGATTCACGCGCTATGATCAATGCTTGTAATGTGGTCTCAATGGCTCTCAGCGCCACGACCATGCTGATCCATCACCTTGGTCACAGTAACGAAGCCAAACAGCGTGCGCGAGGTTCTAGCGCGTGGCGCGGGGCATTGGACGCGAGCATTCTGGTCCATGGCAAAAGCCACGAGATTATCGTTAGTTGCACCAAGCAGAAAGACGCGCCAGAACCAGCAGATCTGTTTGGATGTCTCAGCCCAGTAGATTTAGGTTGGCAGGATGAGGATGGGATGCCGCTGCCTGGGGCGGTCTTTGAGATGTTTGCCGAGGGCGATCTTCGGATGCCACAACCAAAGGAAGACAAGCTGGACGAACACAAAACCAACTTAGAGCGAGCGTGGTTTGTTGGTGGTGCGGAAGTGTTGGACGAGATGCCATATGTCAGCAGAGAGGCGTTCAAGACGTTCTTGCTTGAGCAAGGCATTAAAGCCACCGCAGTTGATCAGCATCTAAAGTCTTCAGCCAGGCCGGGAATGATCATTAGGGATCTGACCGATGCTGAAATTATAGGCAAGCATGACAAGGGATGGCTGGTTAAAGATACAGTCTTGGGTTCTAAACTCGTTCTAAAAGTTAGTCCGTAACAACCGTAACAAGCCGTAACATACCGTAACATTGTTACGGGGGGCAAGGCGAAAACAACGTACCGTAACCGTAACGTACCCCCTTATCTAAAGAAGGGGTTGTTACGGTAACGGTTACGGTTGCAGCGGACAGATGCTACGGAAGATGCTTGAAAAAAACGAGTGAAAAGTGTAAGATTCAAAACATACTTAAGGGGGAGGCAAATTGCCATGAAAAAGTATGTTGGGAACGAACCTGGATATGGTTGGAAAGACTCGCACCAGTTGGATGATGGGGAAATGAAGTGGAGCATCTACACTCGCATGACAGACCCAGAACTGCGCTGGTTGGCAGTAAAGGTTGTGGCCTGTGGTTACGCCATGAACAAGGCGAACTACTGGCTGTCTTGGGATCGGCATAAGAACAAGCTGATCAGTCGCAATCAGGACGCGACCCTGCTCAAAAAGAACAGGCGCGAACTGTACGAGGACTTGGTTGAGACGCTTGCTTATGCACATAAACCCAGAATCAGAGTGTGAAAATCAAAAAAGTGAATAATCAAATGGTAAGATTGAAAAATTGCAAAAAATTCAAAAGGTTGGCTTGCGATGTCAATTGAAACGCAAACTCAAGAAAATCGTCGAGGCGGCGCAAGGCCGGGATCGGGGCGAAAGCCGATTACGCCGACTGATGAAGACAGAGAACACGCCGAAACGCTCGCTGGCTTCGGCTTAACCGAGGTGAACATAGCCGCCTTGGTTTGCGGCGGCATCAGCGTGGCTACGCTGCGCGACAGGTTTGCGGAAGAACTGCAACGAGGCCGCGCTAAAGCTCACGCAGGAATCGGCAAGACGCTCTATCAGAAGGCAATGGCCGGCGACGTGGCGAGCTTGATTTGGTGGACGAAAACGCAGATGCGCTGGACCGAAGCACCGCGCCAGATCGAACTGAGCGGCAACATCAGCATCACCGACGCGCTCGCACAGGCGCAGGCCAGGTTGATCGAGGCCGAGATCGTGGAGATGGACGCGCCGTTACTAACCGTAACAGACCCCGTTACGCTTGTTACGGACGCCGTTACGCCTGTTACGGTCGAGTACGTTGGGGGTAACAATGGGGGTAACATCGCCGACCGCGGCGAAGAAAACGCAATGAAATCAACGGGTTAGACCGCCGATTCGATTCCTCCTACGGCTACCGCATCGGGTCCGGCGGGGCCGACCGAGGGTTTTCCCGTAGGCCCAAGGGGGCCGGGGAGGGCCGGCGGGCGACCGGTCACGGTAACGGTGGCCCCACAAGAATTTTTT